AATTGATTGGTCTACTACCATAATATACTCTCTTTCTATTTATAAGAAATAGAGTACGGGCTTTTAACCATACAAACAGACCAAGTATACTTGCGTTTATAAATACTCTATTTCTGTTCCTATTATAGCAGAAACTTATCCACAATGCAAGACATCTTTCAAATTATTTTCAGGAGGAAAACCCCGGGCGCGCCCTGGTCATCCTGTAGCCCAGTCGAGCTTCAAAATTATTTGGCGGAAATCAAGGGGAGTTTGGGAGTTTTAGGGGCTTTCTAGAAACAGAATGCCAAGAGTTGTTTCAAGTTATATCTTGGTTTGACTAGTTTACAACCATTCTATTTCTCTTTCTAGAAGCAGAGCGAGTGCGGATCCTTAGTTTTCCTCTCATATGTATCTCTTTCTCTACTTCTATTTGTATTATACCATAAACTTATCCACAATGCAAGACATCATTTGAAGTATTTTCCTGACTGGGCGGAAGACGCCCGGGCCCTGTCAGGAGCTGTACAGGAAACTGCCAAAATCAAATGGCGGAAATCCGGGAGTTTCGGAGTTTGGGAACGCCGGGATCGCCCGGTGCGGGCACTGGCCGCTGGCGGCCGACCTTTATAAGTGGCTTTCTTAGTGGAGTTTGGGAGTTTGAGGCGACAGGAGCTTCACCAGCTGCAGCCCGGGCAGCGGGCCACTGTACATGGCCTCCGGCACCACGTCATCGAACGGGAGTTTACGGAGTTTGGGGAGTTTGTCCCCCCCGAAAAGGTTTACGACCTTGTTCCCGGGGTCGTAAACTAGGATATAAACTGGTGCGCCATGCATAACATGCAATAAATGCCACGCCGCTTGTAATGGGGAAATCAGCACCTTGCCAATACCCCTCTTACTACGCTGCACAACTTTTAATTCAATCGTAAAAAATCCCAGATCATTATGATATATTATGCAATCCGGGAATCCTGGTGTAGCGTATGACTCAATGCGCGTTACAATGAATTTATCATCACCATTTTCCAATAATTTCTTTACATTCTTGTAGAAGTTTGTTTCCGTCTTTACGGTCATACACCGTCTTGTCCTTTACTATCTTCTGTTTGTATTGGGGTGATGTCCTTAAGTCCTTTGCTATTGGATTTCTCTTCTTGAACTTCAATGACCACACCTTTTTCGTCTTGAATGATTTTTCCATCTAAACCTATTTCCTTTAATTTTGTTAAAACCTCTTCACGGGACATACTATCAATACTCCCCGTTCTGATTTCTTTGCGGTCAATGTACAGTCCCGCAGCTTGTCCGCGCAACCGCTCAGCATTAACAGCAGCACTATAAGACTTCTCATTAAGGGCCTTGTCACGCAACCTCGCCAATTCTTGTACATGCTTATTCATCTCCACTTTATGAGTTGTGGCTATTTCGTCTCGTCTCTTCATCACAGCGTTCACTACTTTTGGATATTTCTTTACGTTCAACAATTCAGAAGCAGTAGTTGCAGCACGCTCCACTTTGTATCCAGACTGTCTAGCACATTCAGTGGGTGTCAGTCTACCCTCATTTGCCGTGTATATTTCTACAAAAATCCTTTGTTTCTCCGTTAAACCGTCTGCTCCACGAGGGTATCTCAACGCCATGTCCCTTCCGAGTATTGGCAAAGTATTGCGGACCCCTAGTTTTTCCCCGGGACTTAACTCTTTGTTTATAGTGTATTTTTTGCTCATTTATACCCCTAAAATCATGTTTTTATGCCATTATGACAAGACTGCCAATACCTTGCCAATACCTGATTCTACATATCCACCATGGAGAAACGCCAAAGGTATTGCGGTATTGGCAAATCCCGGGATAAAAAAAAATAAAAAACTTTTTTCCCGGGCCGCGCGTAATACCATGCTGATCACAGTACTACTATGGATCTCTTCGAATAGCTGATAATATCAAGGTATCCGCGCTTTTTCAAGCCATAAACGTACGCATGCACGTTGCTCTTCGACCTCAGGCCGTTGAGCTGCTTCATCTCCTCATAGGAGGGTGAGTAGCCGTTGGATGCTATGAAGTCCTTGATAACGTTGAGAAATTTAGCCTGTTTCTCGGTCAGTCCCATCTTGACCTCCGCAATACCTTTGCCAATACTGTCTGTGTGTTTCATTCCCATTTTAATATCCTCCGCACGTGCTTAAAAGAATAAGCACCAATAATGTCACCACTGTTATTTTAAAGGCCATCTTTCGTGTATTTTTTACCTGTCAGTCCGTCAATGTATGTCTTCGGTTTCCTGCTTGGAAATTCATTGTACCCCGTCTCGTTCGGATTCGGTCCGTAGCTTTCGCGCACGGATCTGAACATTTCATTCCTGCCCCATTCATCTATGACGCTCCTGTTTATGGACCTCTCCAATTGTTTCTGCAGCTTCTTTTCGCCGGCGGTGAGCCGCAGTCTTTTGGGTCCTCTCTTCCTGATGTATGTTGATATCTTCGCCCAGGTGATGATCATGTCCTGCGCCTTCGGTCTCAACTTACCTTTAACAGGATCAAGCCTCGGCTTGAGGTCGGTGTCCCATCTCTTCTGTATGTAATCGGTCACGGCCTCGTCATTCTCGAACTGCCTGATGACCTTCTCAATGACCATCTTGTCCTCCCACACGTTTATCTCATATGTCGTCATGCGCGAGGAAATCCTTGAACGTCTGCGCCCACTGTTAAATATTCTATCTTCTTCACCCAGCATTTAGGTATGGCCGTCGCGCCACCGCCTTCCTGGTCTTCCTCTTTTTCTTCATCCAAGGCCCATGAGCGCATGATGACTATCTTCTCATCATCGTTCACGACCATCCATCCGACGTCCTGGCATCTGGCCAACGGCGCTTTCAATATGTCCTTGATCGGAACCCAGCCTGTCTCCATGTCACGGGCGTCCGTCCAAGTCACGCGCACCATCGGCGTTTCATTTATCTTCATTTCTTCTTCGGCTCCTTTATCTTCACTCCCTCGTCATCAGCGGCTTTCCTGATCAGGTGCATCATCTGCTGTCCCGGTCCGCGCACCGCCGTCATTCCCATCTTGACCAACGCGTCATAGTACGGAATCTTGATGGCGATGCTCTTGTATTTCGCGGTGTCAACCATTCACTGTTCTCTTGAAGGCGGCCCTGTTGCGTTCGTTCCAGTTGTAGACCCATTCTATGCGGCCCACATAATCAGTCTTGTTGGTGCAACGATACAATTTTGCGCGGTTGAGGGATACTTTTCTTATCCATCGGTCCCGATCAAAAATACGTTGTGACATGACCATGCACATGGCTGCCATGAAAGGGCGGTTTCTCCACCATTCATGATAATCCTTCATCGAGTGAATGTATTTAGCGTCTTTTTCAAGTTTGGAAAAATTATTTATTTTTAGTCTTCCCTCCTTGAAAAGTTCACCACCGACAGCAAAATCATGTATGCCAATCAGAGTGAGCATGATCTGAAAGTGAAGCTTGTACGTTTTTTTAATGTGGTTGAACTGATGGTATGGATGATTCTCATAGGAATCCGGGTGCTCTTTCTTTTCCCTCACCATGTAGGTATGAAGATGCTCCTTGTTTTTCCACGGCGTGCCATTCTGGTTGAGAACTCGCGTCTCTTCGATTCCCATCCTCCCCGCTGAAAAATAATGCAGCGCCAGCTTGAGACTTTTTACTGCTTCCAGGCGGTGCTGCCCGTCAATAACTTCATTTTTGTAGTTGACCACAATTGGTACTGGAATATACCCGTCCTTCGCCATTGATTTTTTTAATCTTTCCACTTTAAGATGGTTGATCTTCCTGTTATCATCCATAAAAGTGAACTGATCATAGTTCCTCGTTGTCTTGATTTCTTTAATCATTCTTTTCCTTTCTTAATTGTATTTCTTCCACGAAAAGAACCTTCCTTCCGCGGCAATCCACGCGCACACTGACGCGCGCGAGGAAATCTTTTAATAATATTATAATTTTCTTAACCATCAGTCATCATCTCCGCCTGATCCCTCATTATAGGGATTGCCTCTTTTCA